TGTATTAGCTACCGGAGTTGGAGTTGCTACTGCCACAGGTGCTACCGGAGCTACTGATTCCGTAATACCCATAATTTTATTCCAAGTTCCGTTTCCTACAATACCATCTGGAGTTAAACCATTCTTTACTTGATATGCTTTAACTGCTTCCTCAGTTTTAGGACCAAAGTTTCCTATTGGTTCTAATCCTAATTTAGTTTGTAATTGTTTTACTTGTTCGTTATTATCACCTCTTTTCAATAACATATAGATACCTCTCTAATTATTTTTTCTTTTTAGATTCGTTTTTACTTCTTAATTTAGCTAAATCAGAACCTTCAATTTCACCATCACCATCTACATCTAATTTCTTTTGTCCTGCGGATAATTCAGCTTCTTTAATTTTCATTCTTTCTGCTAATTCAGTTTGAATACCTTTTGCTAAAGTAAAAAACTTTTTCTTTTGTTCATCACTTAATTCAGCTGGAGATTTAACACCAAACTTATTTAATAATTTGTGAAATACTTTTTGATATTCACCTTCTTCTTTCATTACTTCTCTAACGATGTTTTTGAAATGTTCTCTACTTAAAGTTAATTTTTTTTCATCACCTTGAGTTTGTGGTAATCCGTTAGCTACGTTTTTGTCCATATCTTCACCCATGCACTCACATTGGGCCATTGGTTTTCCACACTTAGGACACATTTCTTCTGATTCCTTAACTAATTTGTGACTTTTTGAAGTCATTCCCAATGCTTGCATCGGTACTAATCCTGATAATTTCATATTATGCCTTTTTTAATCTTACTGATTGATATTTATTCATCTTCGTTAAACTCTTTAATTGTGATTGTGCTGAGTTTTTCGGAGCTGGTTTTGTTATTGTTCTTCTATCTGCATCTTTATTTGCACCCTTTGGAGTTGCAGTAACTACATATTTATCCAAAGCCATAGGTTTTTTACCTTCAACTTCTTCAATATTATTTTCACTTTCTGCTTTATCTATTTCTTGTATAGAACTTGCAATTTTAATGATTCTTTCTTTAATTCTGTAAATGTTTGTGTTGGTTCTTTTGAAGAAATCGTTTTTACCTAAGTTGTTTTCACTTCTTAATCTATTATACCAATTAACAAATCTTTCAATTTCTGCTAATTGATTTTTAACTTCTCTAATACCATGTGATACTTTTTGAGATGGTGTTCTAGTTTCATCTCTTTTTAAATCCAACCAACGATTTTCATCTATACTCTTAGCAAATGTATATCCAGTACTTGCTTTAACTTTACGTTTGATATCACTTTTTGTATCTTTACCAAATGCAAATGGAGTATTATATCCATCAGCAGATGCCGTACTACTTTCCTCTTCGATTTTTTTCTCTCTAAGTTTAGTACGAATAGTCTCTTTTAATTTAGCTATATCTTCGTTAGATAATTCCTTTTTGAACATCGCTCAATTCCTTTTCCAATTCATAACACATAATCAAAGATGTGATATGATTGTCTTTTATTTTTTGTGAATTACCAATTTTTGCCAACTGATTCATTGTTTCAGCCAATTTAATTTTTGTAACTTTATCATTAATTTTAGAAGAAATTCCTTTGAATTCTTTAATTAATGATTTTACTTCAGTAACTACGTGATTTTTTAAATTATCAGAGTTAGTGAATGAGTTAATATATTCTTTTAATAAACCTTTTTGTTTATCGTTAAGATTACTATATTTTTTATTGAAACTATCTATTAACATTTTATAAGAAAGTAATTGAATTTCTTTATCTTCTTTCTTTAAATCAGTATGTATAGTTGTTTCTGCTAATGTTTTTGTTGTTGGTGTTTTACCAATTAAATGTTCTACTAATGTATATTTTGTGTTTACGAAATCTTTAGGGTCGTAATTTTGGTCAACATTTACTTTATATTCAAATATTTTATATACCGATGCTAATACTTTGTAGTTAGGTATTTGAGAACGTAAGAAATCTTCAATTGAGTAATTATCTTTAATCTCTTTAATTAAATTATATTTTTCTTTTAAGATTTTCTTTTCATCTAATTTAGCTCTACTTTCTACAACTGCATCTACAAATCTCTCTGCTCTATTTTCACTATTATATCTTTCTGATACAATAAATTGATATAATTTCAACTCATTAGACAATTCAGTTTTTGAATTAAAGTATTTTTTTAATAATCCTTCTGCTATACCCTTTCTATTATTAAGGATATCAGAGGTTACTTGTCTTACTAGCAATTCAAATAAAAAGCCGGTGTTTCTAAATTTTGAATGTTTAATTTGTTTCATTTATATACATTATTCCATTTATAAATATAAGGTGTTAAAATAAGAATTAGTTTTCTATGATATTTTGTTCATCTAACATAGATTTTCCTTCACTTATTACTGTTTTTCCACCTTTAGTTATGTTTTTCTTTAACATATCTATAAAACTTTCGTTTTTATATTGATTTTTTAAGTCTTTACTTCCAATTACATCTCTACCAAATGGTGATTTATCTTTACCACGTGTTGAATATTCTTTAGGTCTACCAACTGCTTTAGCTTCTTGTTGTGGTTCTTCTTCATCACCCTCACCACCTAATTCTGCTTTTAATTTTTGAATTTGGTCTTCAACATTTAATGGTTGTCCGTTTGGTGTTGGTTCTTCTTGTGGTTGTTCTTCTCCATCAACAGGTGGTTCATCCGTGTCCATAGGTGCTCCGTTTTCATCACTTCCTAATGGTGGTTGTTGACCCATCATACCTTGTTGGTCTTGTGGTTTTTCATTACCGGTTTGTTCTAAATTATTAAGTTTAAAAGTAAGCATTGCATCTTTCTTTAAACCTTCAATTTGTAAAGCTGCTTCTTCGTAACTGAAATTAAGTATATTTTTGTATATCCACTCTTTTGAAATTACTTTTAATTGGTCCATCTTTTGTACCAATTCCATTTTCATTGTCCAAAGATTAACTTTTTCTTGTTCGTAAATTAATGATGGTAAAGTTAATTCTAATTCAAAGTTTGTTAACTCACTATCATCAATACCTTGTGAGTATAAATGAGCAATTGCAATCTTTTCTAATCCATCAACTACAATTCTTTGTAATCTTTCAATTGTTTTTGCAAATCGCATATCCATTGCTGCCAATGTAGCTTTAGAGTTTCCATCTTCTAAATAACCCAAATGTTGTTTAGGTATCTTTAATGCGGCAAACATCTTATTCTTTAAGTAATCAATATCTTCAATTGGTGCGTACTCTAAACCATCTAAATTTGTGATTTCAGTACCACTATCATTACCTCTAACCGGTAAATAAAAATCTTCCATTAAGTTTTGAACGTTATACTTTAAGTTATACTCACCAGTATCTGCGTTCACATATGGAGTTTTCTTTGATTTGTTTATAATTCTTTGAATGTATTGGTCTACTTCATTTGGAGCAATACCACCTACATCAATTTTAAATATTCTTTTTTGTGGAGCTCTTACAATTCTATGAATAATCATTGCATCTTCCATCAATGTTATTTGTTTCCATAATCTTCTAGCACCTTCTAATATTGATTTTCCGTAAGGTAAGAAATTTGTATCTGATAATAAACGGAAATGTGCAATTTCATAGTTTTCGTATTCAGTTTTTTGACCTGCTACAAATAATGATTTAGTTGCCAATGGAGTATGAACAAACTTTACAGCCTGCCAATTGTTTGGGTCAAATCCTTCTACTCTCGTAATTTCATATGCCGATAACGGTTGAACCCCCACTATACCTAAGTTTTCTGCAATCTCTAAGTGTAAAAAGAAATCACCATACTTAACCATATTTCTAACCCAAGGCCATAAATTAAATTCTACATTTACAACATCATAAAATAGGTTAGTTAGGATATCTTTAATATGGTCATTATTAGTTTTAATTTCTACAATTCTACCATACTCATTTCTACTTGTTGATTCATCTGCATAGATATCTAATGCCGATGTGATGATTGGGTCCTGGTCCATTGCATCATAATCTCTGAATAACTCTTGTCTTATTTGTTGATAAGCCAAATAGTTTTCAAATGTATTATTCATTGCAGATGAATGCAATCTCATATACCTATCTCTAAGATTGGTAGCTATTGCTTGAGTTTCATCAAAATCAATTACCTTTAACTTTCCACCTTGGTTTCTTACGATTACCGATGTTGAAAAAAGTTTCTTTAATCTACCGTAAAATGAAGTATCTGCCATATTATTTTATATTACCATTTTCTACAAGACCAATAGTTTGCTTTTGTTCTAGGTCCTGGACTGTCACAATGCATTCTTGCTCTGAATGATTTTCTTCTCTCTGGATTATTTTTTTTAATCACCATTCCTTTTTGTCCAAAGTTTACTTTAATAACGTTTCCTTTTGGATTCTTAACATAAACTTTAAATTTCTTAACATCACCTTGCATTGGTTTGTTAAGAGTTACCGATTTACCTTGATATTCTGCTTCATTTAAAGATTCATTATATGCTTCTTTTTCTTTAATTTTTGTTTTAAGAAAAGATATAAAATCTTCCATTTCAGCTACATCATTTTCATCAACATCATACTCATCTATATCATCATCCTCTACTTCTTCTTTTATCTTACCAAATGCCATTGCAAATGGGTCAGAATAAACTTTACCTAATTCTACTAGTTGGCCATCTGCCATAGTGTGACTTGATTTACTTAAAGGTAAACCAAAAAACTCATATAAAAAACTTTTATTCATTATATTTTCCTCCTTATACAATATATAAATATTATATTATTTAATAAGCCATCTTAAATCTTCAAAATCATCCTTACCTACATTCATTTTATACGGGTCTTCTCTAAAATCTTTTTGTGTATAAACAGGACTATATTCGGTTTTAACAAACCCATTCAATGCACTTTGAGCTAATGAACCTCTTTCGTTTCTTAATCTTAATGCAGTATCTCTAACCCATAACCCAATTCCCAATGCCATTGTTAAGTCATCATTATAACCCCTCGCTGCTTCTGCTCTACCATTACTCCAAATAAAAGTAAATAACTCATCTATGGTTCTCTTAGAGTGTATAATAACTGATTTATCTTTCATATATTGGTCTATTTTAGATACAATCATAGGACGAGTTTTAGATGAAATTGTAAATCCTGGAATCATTTGTTTTTGTTCTCTATAATATTTGTTAGTCCATTGTGTATTAACATCAACGTATTGAACGTCCTTATTACTCCAAAATAAATTCTTATAATCTCTATCTAATATTTGTTGTATTGTTGCCCATCCGATATTTGCATTATCTACAATTAGTAATGCATCATTGTAATCGGTTGCTATACTGATTAACATATTACCAAAATCGGTTGGTTCTATTTTACCTTTGTACTCAGCAACTTGCTCCATACTTTCAATATCTATGATGTGAAACGCGGAATAATCCGCACCATCACCTCTACTTACATCTGCAGTTACTACATATGAACGAGTATAATCTGGTTTTTTCCATAACCATATATTACCATCAAATCCTGTCTTTTCAATTGGTTCACATACGTTATTTTCACTATACCATATTAAAAGGTCACCATCAATTACGTTATCACCCGAAGAAATAAAATCACAGTCACATTCTTGTGCTGCTTGTTTATCACCTAATTGTTGTGTCTGTTCATCTCTCCAATCTTGTTCTCTATCAGGATGCACCGTCCAGTGAAGTTTAATTGGATTGAATAAGTTTTCACCATTTTCTGAACCAATCCACATTCTATGAAACCAATTACCCACACCATTCGGAGTAGATAATGCAATACAATCACCACCGGTAGCCAACGTCAATTGAGTACCAGTCCATATCTCATCAATGTAATCAATAAAGGCCGCTTCATCAAATACTAAAAGTGATAAGGCTTCAGAACGACCAGAGTCAGGTTTTGAAGATACTGCTTTTACTTGTGAACCATTTTTTAATCTAAGGGAAAGTTTGTTATCTTCCGATTCTGCAACTCTTAACCATACAGGTAAAAGTTGGTTCATCGTTCTAACTTTTAATACTAAGTTCTTTGCTACATCTTGTTTGTTCGCAATAATAAGAACGTTAAAATCCTCATTGAATATCATTTTCCATAGTGCATAACCTGCTACTAATGTTGATATACCTAACTGACGTGATTTAAGAACAATGTTATATCTATGTTCTTTAAAATTGGTTAAGGTATCTTCTTGAAATGGATATAATTCAAATGGTATTTTTCCTCTGATTGGATGCTGAATTTTACAATATTTTTTCATAAAGTATACCGGGTCACCGGCACACTTTTGATATTGTTCCTTAATTACATCCTTTAGGGATTTTTGTGGAGTATTCATTATTTTTTCAATCTAATCTTCCAATATACACCTGCACCAACATAAGGTGCTAATTTACCACTTATTGCATCTGCACCGGTTCTATTGGCAACACCAACTCCTAAATGATATATTTTATCTGATTTTGTATTAATTAAAAAACCAACTCCTAAGTGAGATACTACATCTGCTTTATTAAATCCACCTTCTAAACCATAAAAGAATTTTGTTTTAGGTAATTCTTTTACAATTGTAGTATTGTTGATAATTTTTTCTTTTACTTTAGCAGTAAACTTTCTACCTTCAATTTTGTTTTTAGTAATTGTATCAGTTAAAAATACAAACCCTAAACTATCAGGTAATCTTAATGTATCATTGTATATGTTTTTTGCAAAATAATCATGTAATAATGCAGCAGTATCTATGTTTACTAATTTAATTGTAGTATCATGCACAATTGTTGTATGTACTATATCTACACCTTTTTTCCAAAGTGTTTTAATTTTTTCTAATTCTGTTGTATCATGTATCTCTTTGATAATTTCATATCTTTTACCATCTACAACTGTTGTTTTTCCAATATTAATTTTACCACCTTTTAATTGGTATAAAAATAACGCAATTAATGCTACTAATACTATGTTCTTAATCGTTGAAAATTTCATTATATTTCTCCTTTATTATTTCCCAATCTTCATTTACTGCGTCTTGGAATGTTATTATTAATTCATTTAGACCAGCTATATCTGAATCTAAATCTTTTTTTACTTTTTCTATATCACCATCAATACTCCACTTTTCAATACTACCATCTTCGTTTACAATAGTAGGAACTGTGTCTGCATCTTTTCTAGCTTGTTCAAATTTAGCTAAATCATCTTTAATTGTTCCCAATGCCTTTGAATTCATTTTCCAAAATTCATAGTTTTTATATAAACCGGTTTCCCTCATCTTTGCTTCTCTTTCTACTAAACAATT